ATCGTGAATACATCCAGAGCAGACCAATGGTTATCCTGAAGGTAGTGGCTTACTTCAATGGTATTGCGATCCGTCTGGACGATGTGGCGGTTGCCGTAGTAAAGGGCGTGACGGCTGTTCGGGTAGTTCGTGTGCGTCCCTACGCCGGGAATTGCGATGGTCGAAGCGCCGTCCCATCGAAGGACTGTCTTGTTGAAGCCGCGCAGGATGTACACATAGCCGACACCCTGAGCCTGATAGAGTTCGACATCATCCGTTGACGCAATCGTCTCACCAGATGGGAAGTTGACCTTAGCCGAAAGACTTTCGGTATCCGGGTTATAGGTGAACAGCCCGTCTGATACGACCATCACGATGAGTTCCGTTCCGTCCGCAACTGTGTAAGCACAAGTCCCGAAGACGGACTGACCAACAAGAGCGCCAATGGTCAAGCGTTCAGCACCCTTACGGATACGGGCAACGCCGCGATCCATACGGATGTTCTGAGCCTTGGAGACATAGTTCTTACCCAGATTGACCGGGTTGTCCCTGGAGTTCAAGCCGATGAACCCTTCGTCACCATCGACTGCGTACTCCCGTGTTGGCATTACTTACTTACCCGTGATGGAGTGCCAGATGGCGATCAGTTTGCCGGAGTAGCGAGCGCCGACATAGACACCGCCAAGGAAGGACAGGGAGAGGAGGAGCAGGGTAAGCATATTATTCGATTTCGGGGATGACTTCCACTTTGACCAGAGGACCGAGGTCAACTGGGGTCTGGGCTTTCTTGAAGGTGACAACGATTTCAGAGGCGTTGAAGTACGCCTGTTCGCCATTGAACGCAGGGAAGACAGCCTTGAGGAGTGCGTTGCCGTCCCCGATGAGGAGCAGGGAGGTGATTTTATATTTAACCATTGGTCGTAAAGACTTTGGGGTTTTGGAAAAATAAGTCCACTTGAGCGCCAGCAGTCGCTTCGTTCTGGATTTCAGTCTGCCACCAGACAATCTGTGACGAGTTTACATTTACGGCAGGGCCTCCGCTTGATGTTCCAAGAAGCGTTCCGTCAACATACAGGGAAATAGTCCCTGCTCCGTTTGAAGTGGCGGTGATTTCGTAGGTTCGGCTTGCCGCAGGGTTCCAAGTGACGGCGGTGGTCGTAAGGGTCGTGCCATCGTGAGCGATGATGTTCATTGTTCGGGTGGAGAAGTCCCATTCCCAGCCGTAGCCACTCTCGGCGAGCGTAGCAGGAACAGGAAACGTATTGAGTCTGCGTCCGAATACGGAACGCATCTTGACTCCTGCAACAGTAGAACCAAAACTCGCAGAATTAACCCTCACAGCGTGTCCGCTTGGTGTCGAGTAATTGACGGATAATGCCCCGCCATTTCCGGGCGTGTAAAGCGTGAAGCCTCTGGAAGCATATCCGGCGGTCGATGCGTTAGGGGCAATCAAGCGACCAGACATCGCCGTATAGGACGAGCCGATGTTTGAACCTGTTCCTGCCGCGAGGCTTGAAAGGTTGATGACATTCGGCGCCCAGATGTTGGTCGTCAGTCCAGCGACGCGGTAGTCAGCGGGATGGATGATGGTCGAAGCCGATGTCCCTGCGATTGCATCAGCATCAGTCGAAAAGATAGCCCCCGCCTCAGAGATAGTTACGCTCATTAGACGACAGCGTAGGCGAGGTGGACAGGCGTGGCGGCGGCAGAGGCAATCACCCGCACCACCCCGTTGTAGTTATCGAGGCTGATGTTGCCCTGCGGAGCAATCAAGATGCCAGCCGTCCCGGTGTCAGCCAAGATGACCTGAATGGTCGCCGTAGTGGACTTGTTCTGCACGATCACCACGACCCGGCGCTCAGGTGTCACGGCGGTGGCAAGCAAGGTGCTGGCCGATGTGCCAGCCGTCAAATCCTGATGGGTGAACCCACGCAGGAAGGGGGTAGAGAATGAGATGTTAGCCATTAGTGTGTTAGTAAGTTCTGATCATGTTGATGCGGATGCTCTGCTTCTGCTGACGGAAAATCTTGTCGATTTCCAAGTCCAGCATGCCCTGGGCCTCCTGCTCAGCGACCTGAGCCGCTTCAATCTGGAGCTCAGAACGCAGCCAATCGGCGTACATGCCGCGCGAGACGAACGTCCCGAAGATGTACGGGACTTCCTTCTTCGACCATTTCGCAGGGTGCGTCGCAGGGGACTGCCCAGCGGTCGTCGCCTCCAGGCACTCGTAGAAGTCTCCGTAATGAGGCTTACCGGGAACGGGCATGGTCGTACCAGTGCCGCTTCCGCTGTCGAAGTAAGCCTGTGCTCCCACTGCATAAGCGATGCTGGAACCCCAGACGTCACCGAACAGTTCAGGCTTCTTGACGCGGTATTCCCCCCAGACCGTCGAAGGGTCTGAGCCGAAGACCAGCTTCACCACGCTGCCATCGTTATAGATGCGGTAGGAGAGGGGCTGGGCTTTCGAGGTCAAAAGGGGGTCTTGGTCGTAGCAGTTCAGAACCTCGCCGGCGTCGGCAGGGATTGCGGCGGTGACGGTACCCGTGGTACCATCGACGGTGAACTGCGAAACGCGAACCAAGTCAGGCCAGTCCTGGGACTCCCAGGCCATACGCAGGCGCTGGTTGGCGAAGTCCCTGAACTGAGCGAACGTCTCGTCAGTGATGTTATGCCTGTCCTGTCCGGCGAGCTGGATGCCCTCGAACAAGATGGTGCTGAAGTTCACGGCTCTCATGTGAGGTATCCGTCTGATGTGAAAATTGCCCCGTTGACCACTGTGCGCTTGACGCGGTTTTTCACAGCGATCTCCGGGTTGTGCTTGATGAAGTCGTCCACGAAGGACTTGTCATCCCAGCACGCATAACCGAGGCGTTGGCCCCAGTAATGAAAAGCAGAAAGGGGGATTTGAGCCTTGAGCTCTCCTACCCCCTCCAGACTCGAAGCCGCGTTCGCATGTCGGAACGCTGCCTGCTGCTTAGCCTGGGAACGGGCGGTGACTTCTTGCTTCCGCCATCCGTTGAGGAGTTCCCTCTCCACCTGCTTTCGCAAGTGGGAGGGGATTACCTCAGCAAATGACTGAATAATGTCAGCCACCTGTGGATTAGGCGCTGAAGTCGAACTTACCGAAGGCCAGCGGGTTGTACACGCAGAGGCCGGCGACGGCTTCGACGAGACGCGCTTCGCCACCACCAGCGTTCGGGAGCTCAGTGACCTCAGCGACGTTGCCGCCGTAGCGCACTTCGAGCATGTCGAACGGGATGATGTAGCCCGAGAAGTTGTTCTTCAGGAACAGCGACGGGTGCAGGCGGATCTGGCCGAAGTCGCCCTCGAACACGTCCACGGTGCTGATGTAGGACGGCTCCGAGGAGTCGCGGGTCAGCGTGCGGATGGTGTTGTACTGGTTGGTACCAGAGGCGGACGTCGTGAACACGAGGTTCGTGAACGCGCGCTTCAGGGTCGGGCCGACGATGGCGTCGTAGTTCTTGTACTGGCCGGTCTGGGTGTAGATGCCGGTCAGGACGTCCTGGACGACAGACTCCGTGAGGGAGGCGGTGCCGACGGTGCTGATCTGCGCGGCGGCAGGGCAGAACGAGGAGGCAGCGGCAGGGAGGTCAACCGTGTCGATGTTAGCGGCGGTGACGATCCACTTGTCCAGACCACGGGTGCGGTAGCCGACGGTGCCGTTATCGACCTGAGCACCCTGATTGGCGCACATCGCGACTTCCATCTCGCGCTTGATGAGCGTGATGGCCTTCGAGACGTTGTTCGAGAGTTCGTCGCGGACACCGGCGACGTTAGTGACCGAGGACTGCGTGAGCTTCGAGACGCGGACAGCCTTGCGGAAGACTTGGACACGGTTCGAGAGTTCGACGCGGTACTGGGTAGCACCATCGACGGTGTAGTTGTCGTACGAGGAGACGTCGGTACCATCGACCACAGGGGTCGGGGCGGACGTTCCGGGGAGGCGGTCAGCCTGCCAGCGGAACAGGGTGTTGCCGGGTTCGGCACCCTTCTTCGCCATGGAGGTGAAGGGGGTGTCCTTCGCATCGACGAGGGAGATGAGGTTCGCCAGGTCTTCGCGCTTACCGGCGTTGACGAGGCTGCGTTCTGTGAGGAGGGCCATGATATTTTATGAGTTGGGGTTGGGGCTTAAATGAAGTTCTTGGAGATTAATACTCGGGCGAGGTCTTCAGCGTTAGTCGTTTTGCGGAAACGATCCACGGCGGTTCGAGCCTGTACTTCTGCGGGCTTGGACTTGACCGGGGTTACGGTAGGACGGACGGGCTGTACTTGTGCTTTCCTCTGAGGTGCCTGAGCAACCTGACCTTCTCGGGTCATGTAGCCTCTGACATAATCACCAATGAACATCTTGAAGTCGGGGAACGCCTTGAGTTTAGGGAAAACCTTCAGGACATTCTGGGCTACTTGATATTCCTTGCTTTCCGGCTTGCTCCACCAAGGGTAATGCTTGGCGGCGATTGGCTCAATCTGTTCGCGGGCTTGGATCGAACCCAACTGCTTAGGCAGCTGTTCTTCGATGGCGCGCGTCGCATTGACCAACATCCGGGTGACGTCCTCTTGGCCGTATTCCTTGTCTCCAAGGACAAAGCCGTAGGGGTTCTCCATGCACTTGTATTTTAGCCAGCGGGCGTTTTCCAGTTCCTTTTCGACCTGTGCCTTAGTCTGAAGCGACTCGAACGGGTTAGATGCGTCGTTGACGCTAGTTGCCGCCGGGTCGGACTGAGGTGCCGATTGGATTT